GTGGGCGATCTGCTGGATACATCCCCATCCGTTTTGGGAAGGGCGCAGCCTGAATCCCTCAAACCGGGAGCATCGGCGGCTGATCCGGGAGTGTCTCAGGATTGGCGCGGAAGACTATGGCCTGGTCTGGCATATTGCGCTGGGCGATGCGTTGGATGTCCCTCGGGCCGAGATGGATGATGCGTGGATCTGGCTGGCGGGGGTCGTGAGCGAGCATCCGCACTGGTTCGCGCTGGTGGAAGGGCTTAACGAAGCGTATGGGACCGGGCAGTCGGACCCCCGGGAAGTCGAGCGGTGGGTCGCGATTAGTCGAGAGCAGAATCCCGAGACCCTTCACGTTCTCAGTGCCGCCGCCGGGGCGAATGGCAGCGAAAATCCTGATGAGCTGCGCCTGTGGACCCCACCGACCCAACGCATCTGGTACGTACATGCCAACCGGGCCGGCCATTGGGGCGACCAGACACGCCATGCGTTCGGGGTGGCGTATCACGAGGCCCCCCGTCGCTTGGGCTGGTCAGGGGAACCGCCAGGCATTAACTGGGGGCCGTACCAGTTCGTATCTGTGATGGACCATCCAGAGGAGTGGACGGAGCGGCCCTGGCGATATGCGTTCTATCTGGCCGTCACCGCGATGTGTCGGGCCGTGCCCACGTTCATGTGCAGCCACGGCGTCATCTTGGCTGGACGCTTCCGCGATGCTCCGGGCTTTGAATTGGCTCCCCGCCTGATCCGTGATCTGCCGCCTGATGTCATGACCTATGACGACCTTTTCCATGGGGGGCAGACCCATCAATCTCGGCGGGTGGTGGAAGCGCCCCCGCATTGTCGGGCGGACCATGTCATGAAAAGCACAGGGGAGTGCGTCATTGCGATCTACCCGGAGCGCCCAGACATCAGCACGGTGACACTGCGATTCGACCGGGGCTGGACAGGACGGATTCACGACGAACATGGCTATACCGACACGGCGATTGCCCGAGGGGCGCATCTGACCCGTGATATTTCCAGTGGGCTCTTACTCAGTGGGCTCGTGCTCTAATGGCGTATCCGATCCAGACGCAAGTGTTTACGGTCTTTATGGGCACCCAGGAGGGGATCCATTCCGTTCCGCTTCCGTCTATTTACTCCTCCTCCGGGTCGAGAAATCTCTGGATCGACAAGCTCGGACGAGCCAAGAAGATTCTCGGATACGCCAAACAGAACGCCTCTGCCGTGACCACAAACACGGGCGGGTCGGCCACGCGACTCACGGCACTGCGCGGATACCGCCAGACCGGATCGACCTTTACCCGGCAACTCCTGGGGTATTTCGAGGACGGCACGGATGAAGCCGAACTCTGGTACAGCACGAATCAGGGGCAGTCGTGGACGTTTATTGCTGATTTCGGCAGTGAGGAGGTGGGGAGTCGTCCCGACTTTGCCCAGGTCAACAATACGTTGTTCATCGCACTCGGGAAGGCGGAAGCGCCGCGTGCCTGGAACGGCTCCAGTCTCTCGACCGCCGGCCCGACGACGAAGTCCCCGACGCCCACGGCGGCGGTCAATACGGCAAGTGGACAACTCAACGGGTCGTATACGTGGAAGCTCGTGAGCGTCGATGGCTCCGAGACGCGAGTCGCGGGATCGACCACGTCGAACGTCATTCAACTGCAAGACGAGCAGGCCAATATGTCGTGGTCGGCGGATAGCGACACCGACATCACGGGCTACGAACTGTATCGCACGACCGGGACCGGCACGACCTTTTACTTCGTAACGTTCGTTGATGGACGCACCACCACGAGCTTCACAGACAACGCGGCTGATCTCGACATCCTCACCAACCGCACGCTCGAGGAGCATGGCGATGCCCCAAGCACCGGCACCTACTTTTGCGAGCCTCACAAGCAGCGACTCTGGTGGGGCCGAACAGACACCAATCCGCGTCGGGTTCAATGGTCTGATCCCGGCCAACCCGATCAAGTGGGCGCAAATAACTATCTCGATTTCACTGATGAGTCTCACGGGTCCGTCGGAGATGTCATCACGGGGCTCTATGGGGACTTCGAGGGTATGTTGGTCGTGTTCCAAGAGCAGTCCATCTGGACCATCAGCGGAAGCGGGCAAATCGTAAACGACATCATGGATTGGCGGCGGACGCGATCCAATGCCGTCACGGGCGCGGTCTCGCATCGCGCCATTGCGTCGGTTCCGGCGGGGGCCGTCTACACTGATGCGTCAGGGGATACCGCACGAACCGGACGCGTGATGCTGGCGTATTTCACGCCGCTGGGCGACATTCGCTTATTTGACGGACAGAACGACATCATTATTTCGACGCCAGTTAAGACCACGCTCGCGACGTTTCTTTACGATAATCGGGAGAAGATTCACGCGACCCATGATATCGAGAACGGTCACATTGTCTGGTTCTGGCCTGGACCGGCCTCCACTGGGGATGCGGAGGAGTGTAGCCAGTCGGTGGTCTGGAACTATCGCTGGGGCGTCTGGTATGTGTGGCCCACGATGCCCATGGCGTGCTCGACGACCATCGAGACGGCGGAGGACGCGCAACTGATTCTGACCGGCGAGGCGCAACTTGCCAAGGGGGGCTTCTGCTACAAGTTCTTCAGCGGCGACAGCTTCGATGGTGAGAATATTCCCGCCCGGTGGATCACCAAGGTGCTCTATGGGACAGACGAGTCGTGGACGACGCGCACGGCACAGAGCACGATGGCCTATATCAAACGGTGGCGCTGGCTCGACCTCATTGCGGAGTCAGACACGGACGTGACGCTCACCGTTGAATGGATGGCCGGTAATTCCTCTGACGAGGCCGTGGGAAAGGGGGCGGCGAGTCGGAGTCTCACCCCCGTGGGGTTGCAGTTGATTACGAGTGACGGCAACGGGCTCGAGACGGCGGCGAACTCAAACATTACGGTCTCCGATGACTCCGTGCAAAACATCATCAATCTTGAGGGCACCAACGGAAAATACGTGCAGGATGTCGGCTTCCGCGTGCGAATCAGCGATGACGCCGCCGATGGGAGCTGGAGTTTGGAGGGGATGACGCTGGGGTATCAGGTGCTGCCGGGAGCGACACGGAGGTTGCAGGACTAATGGCTCAACGTGTCAGTATTAGGAAGCCGCGCCCGCAGCCACGTTTTGAGATACCGGAACGTCCGCCTGATTGGGAGCCGACTCTATCCGAGGACCCCGGACGCCTTCAAGGGCTCTTGAATCGACTGGTCATCCCGACAAGGCGAGCGATAAATACGGCAGCGGACGTCATGTTCGGCTCGACGCCTGAAGAACAGGCGGAAAACGCCATCATGGGCACAGTGGGGGTCATGATACCGGGAAGTCCCTTGCGTCTGCCAGCGTACAGAGAGCGGATGTTAAGAGCGTTGAGTGAGCAGATTGACGCCATGGAACCCTCGATGGCGCGAACGATGTTTCGGCGTCTTATCGAGACGCACCCGCGAGTGATGTCAGCGTTCCAGCATAGTGGCGGGACGCTTCAGCGTGATCCGGCGTACACGCCGGAAGTCGTTAAAGAGGCGATTTCCGAATCACTGGCACCCACACACTTTGGACGATTTACCCCGGGCGAGAGCGAACTTGTCCCAGATCTACGGGGTGTTTATCGAGATCCATCCATTAGCATTACGCCCGAATCGTTGATCGGGACGATAGATCCGACTTCTGTATCGCACGGAGTTAGCAATATACCTGGAATTGATCAGGCAGGCACAGCAGCGCATGAAATGACACATTGGGCGCAGCATCTCGGGGGTCGAGACTCAAAAAGACGGGTAGAGGTTATAGATGAATTAACCGAAATGGCGAATCGTGGGGCTACAGTGGGCGAGGCGCTTCCCCTTCAGTTAGAACAACGGGTATTGTCGAATATCCTGGAACAGGGCGCAGACAGGGCCGGTGTGCGTCAATCGGCCCGAATGAAAGCCGCATTAGAGAAGGCAGGGGAAGACTTGGACCGGGCGATCAGGCGTGATCCGGCGTACACGATTGAACGATCTATCCCTGGCGAGCGGCCGAAGCGACGTAGCTCGTGGCCTCGTCGTCTTCTAGATTTCTTGCGATAGGCGCTGCCCCCCAATAATGGCTCGCAGTAACATCCCGCTGACGTTTCAGGCGCTGGACTTTGCGCGAGTGCGGGAGGAGTCTGGCGTGGCAACGGAAGAGTCCGTGCGGTCCCTGTATCTCTTCTTGGAGGACACCCGTCAGCGACTTCAGGTCATGGAACAGCAGTTTGGCTGGCAGGACGTGGCCTTTGCGGTTGGGAACTTCAGCGCCAACAGCGGGACCTGGACCGTGGCGAGCGCGGATCAGCAACTCTATCGCTACTCCAAAATCGGTCGGGTCTTGAGCGTGAACTTCTTCCTGGAGGACACCACGACCAGCTCGGGGATGGGCACCCAGTTGCGAATCAAGCTGCCCTTGGGGATGAAGGCCAGCGCCACAACCTTCATGGGACCCTTGATTGTGCGGGGGAGCGTCGAGACCGAGGGGTACGTTACGACCGAAGGCACCGACACCCTCTACTGTTATCGCACCGACCATGCGGCGTGGCCCTCGAGCGTGACAAATAACCTCGATATACGTGGGACAATAACGTGTCAGGTCGCGTAATGCCCAAACGGTCAATCCCTGTCACCCTGCGGTCGCTCACCGAGAAGGACATGGCGGTGCTGCGGGTGTGGTACGGAGAAGACCGGGAAGGGCTCGAGGTCTTCTTTGGCGTGCCGTTGCCGTCCGAGGAGGAGTATCGTCACCAGTTCGGTCGGCTGTTTCAACGGATTCAGGCGTATTCTGCGCGGATGTTAATGGCCGAGTTCAAGGGTGAGACGATTGGGTTTGTATTAGTGACCGACGTGCCACCCACGCTGGAAGTAGGGCGTGTCCATCTTTATCTCCAGCCAAAGAAGCGCCGTTATGCCCTTCGCGTCGGAGAGGCGGGCATGGCAGAGGTTGAGAAGATGGGCGTAAAGACCGTGTTCCAGAATGTTGCAGTGGATAACTCGGGCGCTATCAAGCTAGGGCAGAAGCTCGGGTTCACCTCGTCGCCCTATCTCACGATCATGAAGGAGTTGCAGTAATGGGGGGAACGGAAGTCTGGTTGCCGCTGCTGCTTGGCGGCATGGGTGCGGCTGGGTCGATGATGTCGGGTGGGGCAGAAGGCAAATTAGGGGGCTACGGGCCAAGCGGAATTGGCGAGGCCCCGACTCGCCGATCTATTGACCCCACCTTGCTTGGGAATATCCTTGCGCCCATCGAACAAATGACCGGGGTTGCGGCGGGCCGTGCCCGACAACCCGTCACGCTGCCGGGTGCATTCGTGCAGCCAACCCCCATGTTTAGCGGTGGAGGCATGGCGATGCCAATTGGAACCACTGCGGTCGACCCGGCGTTACAGCAACCCCACTTGATGGGGCTCCCTGGCATAAATACGGGTCAAGGGCCGCTTTCGTCCCCATATGAGCCGTATAT